CGACCCAAAAAAGCCACTATAGAGACACAAATGCCGAAGACCGCTGCGAAGAGGACGGTAAAGGTCAAGGTTGCGGCTAAGGTCAAGCTGCCCCGTGGCCGCCCGTCTACCTACACGCCTGCGCTGGCCAAGAGTATATGTACCCAGATCGCCGAGGGAAAATCCCTCCGTGAGATCTGCCGGGCCGACGGAATGCCATGGGACACGACAGTGCGGGAATGGATCATCGACGACCGTGAGGGTTTTCACAGCCAGTACACGAGAGCTGTCCAGGCCAGGGCCGTTTTGTGGGCCGAAGAGATCACCAGCATCGCTGACGATGGCACCCAGGATACCTACACCGATCCAAACACCGGCCAGGAGCGCACAAATTCTGAGGTGGTGGCCCGCTCACGCCTGCGCGTCGATACCCGCAAGTGGATGCTGTCAAAGGTGCTGCCCAAGATTTATGGCGACAAGCTGGATCTGAACCACGGCATCCAGCCGGAAAACCCGCTGGCCAAGCTGCTGGATCAAATCCAGGGCACGCCGCTGCGCCCAAAGTCTGAATAGCGTGAGCGCCACAGCGATCCCCAAGGACGAGAAGGCGCTGATCGCGTGCCTGGCTGATCCGCAATGGAGGATACGCAACCTCTACCGTGTGAAAAACAAGCAAAAGGTCATCGTGCCTTTCGTGCCAAACAATGCGCAGGAGGGGTTGTTGCAGGCCATGCACTGGCGCAACGTCATCCCCAAGGCCCGTCAGCGCGGGTTTTCCACCCTGATCCAGCTCCTGGGGCTCGACACCGCCCTTTTTCACCCGGGCTCCGACGTGGGCATCATCGCCCAGGATCTGGAGACGGCCATGGACATCTTCCAATCCAAGATCAAGCTGGCCTACGACAACCTGCCCGACGTGATCAGGGAGATGGTCACAGTCACCAGCGACACCAAAACGAGCATGGAGCTCTCCAACGGCTCCAAGGTGCGCGTGGGCACGTCAATGCGCGGCGGCACGCCCAACTTCATCCACGTGTCAGAGTTCGGCAAGATCTGCGCCAAGTACCCCGACAAGGCGCGCGAAGTGCTGACCGGCACGCTGCCTGCGGTTCCCATCGACGGCATGGTTTTCATCGAGTCGACCGCAGAGGGTCGCGATGGCGCCTTCTACGAGATCAGCACCGAGGCCAAGGCATCAGCAGACGCCCGCAAGAAGCTCTCCCCACTGGAGTTCAAGCTGCACTTTGCGAGCTGGTGGGATGCCGACGAGTACGAGATCGACCCGGCCGGCGTGGTCATCACCCCGAAGGACCATGAGTATTTCGAGCGCGTGGAGTCGAAGATAGGCCGCAAGATCAGCGCCGGCAAGCGCGCCTGGTACGTGACCATCTGCCGCCAAAACTTCGCCGGCGACCAGCAGATGATGCACCAGGAGTACCCGTCGACGTTCGACGAGGCCTTCAGCGTCAGCATGGAGGGCACCTACTTCGCCCGGCAATTTGCCGCAGCGCGCACCAATGGCCAGTTCAAAACGTCGATCCCGGTAATGCCGGGCGCGCCCTGCTTCACGTTCTGGGACATCGGCAACTCAGACGGCACGGCCATCTGGGTGCTGCAGCGCATCGGCATGGAGTGGCGCGCCATCCGCTTCAAGGAGGGATGGGGCGAGCCCTACAGCACGTTCGCCCGCTGGCTGCAAAACCTTGGCCTGACCTGGGACACCATGTTCCTGCCCCACGACGCCGCCCACCTGCGCCAAGGCCAGAACGCCAACAAGAGCCCCAAGGACATGCTCGAAGAGTTGATGCCAGGCGTGCGCTTCGAGATCGTGCCCCGCATCGACGACATCAACTGGGGCATCCAGCAAACCCGCGACGTGTTCCCCATGCTTTGGTTTGATGAGACCGAGTGCCACGACGGCATCGTCCACGTCGAGAGCTACCGCAGGAAGTGGAACGACCGCCAGGCCTGCTGGTCCAGCGAGCCCGACAAGACAGGCGGCCACTCCGAGGCAGCCGACGCGCTGCGCCAGTTCGCCCAGGCCTACGCCTCCGGCCTGATCAACGTGAACCGGGGACCGACCAAGCGCAGCAAACCGAGATCCTGGAGAACCGCATGAAGACCATCACGATCTGGTGGATATGGACGGCCCGCCCGTTCCTGACCCATCCCATCCGCACAATCCGCGATTGGGTCGCGCGCAATGAGCCCTACACCGACGACGAGCTTGCGCATTTGACACCTGAAGAACGAAAGGCCCTGAAATGAACCTCACCCGCTTTGGCGAAAAGCCCGCCATCGACCTGACCCGCCACCACTTCATGCGCGAGCTGGGTGACATGGTGATTTTCGGCACCTGGATGTACAACGCCGACCAGGAGGACAGCGAGCCCGCCCTGGTGCTGCTGCCACGCTACCGCCACCCATCGACCGTCACGCCGTGCGTCGTTGCCCTGTCGTCCGCCTATCTGTACAATGACCCAAAATACTGCGTGAACGCAGCAAAAGGCATTGCAAAGGCGCTAGGTTTTGAAGACAGCATGAGCACGACCCACAAGATTGCCGACATCCTGCACTCGCATTTGCCTGACTTGATCAGCATGCCACTCGATCCAACGCAAGGCGTTGCCATCGGAGAGGCCAGCATCGACCTCGGCAACGGCAAGCGGGAGACGGTGGCGTTCATGGACTACGAGCAGACCAAACAGATTTAAGGCACAACGATGTTCGACCTTCGCAACGACACCCTGACGCGGGTCAATAAAAACTCGACCGCAGTGGACCGGCTACCGGACCAAGGTGCTGGAACCGCTCCGCCGCCGCCCAAAAACGAACTCGACAGCGACATCAAGCAGGAGCTTCACCAGCGCCTGCTCAGCTATTACCGCCAGGAGCTGGACCGCCAGAGCGAAAACAGATTCCAGATGGCCATCGATGAGGACTACTACGACAACATCCAGTGGTCGGAAGAGGAAGCCAAGCAGCTCAAGGAGCGCGGCCAGGCGCCCATCGTCTACAACGTCACGGCACAGACCATCAACTGGGTGATTGGCTCGGAGAAGCGCGGCCGCACCGACTTCAAGATTTTGCCGCGCGAAAAGGAAGACACCAAGCCGGCCGAGATCAAGACCAAGCTCTTGAAGTACCTGTCCGACGTCAACCGCCTGCCATTTTCCCGCTCCCGCGCATTCGAGGATGCCATCAAGGTGGGCCTGGGCTGGCTCGAAGATGGCGCGCAGGACGAAGACGACGGCGAGCCGCTCTACTCGCGCTACGAATCCTGGCGCAACATCCTGCACGACAGCGCCTCCACAGAGCTCGATTTCTCCGATGGCCGCTACATCTTTCGATCGAAATGGGTGGACGTGGACGTGGCCAAGGCCCTTTTCCCTGGCCGTGAAGCCCAGATCGACGATGCCGTGGTCGATGCCAGCCTCTATGGCAGCTTTGACATGGTCGATGGCGATGTCCCCATGGACTTCATGGAATTCGACCGCTCCAACTATTCGGTGGCCCGCACTCTCGTCACCCACAAGCGGCGCCGGGTTCGGCTGATCGAGTGTGAGTACCGCGTGCCCGAGACCGTCCAGCGCATGCGCGGCGGCACGCACAAGGGCGAAGTGTTCGACCCGCAGGACCAGCGCCATGTGGACGCCGTCCAGTCCGGCGCATCCGACGTGGCCTCGAAGGTCATGATGCGCGTGCACCTGGCCCACATGACCGTCAAGGACCTGCTCTGGGAAGGCGCAAGCCCGTACCGCCACAACCGTTTCCGATTCACGCCAGTGTGGTGCTACCGCCGTGGCCGCGACAACCTGCCCTACGGCATGATCCGTCCCATCCGCGACATCCAGGACGACATCAACAAACGCGCGAGCAAGGCCCTGCACATCCTGTCCTCCAACAAGGTGATCATGGACGAGGGCGCCCTGCCCGAAGGCACGACCATCGACGACTTTGCCGAGGAAGTGGCCCGGCCGGACGCCATCATCGTCAAGCGCGCGGGCAAGGAACTGGTGCTGAACGCCGAGCGCGACCTCGCCGCCCCTCACTTGGATCTGATGAGCCGAGGCATCCAGATGATCCAGCAGGTCGGCGGCGTCACCGACGAACTCTTGGGCCGCACGACCAACGCCGTCTCAGGCATTGCAGTCCAAAAGCGCCAGGAGCAGGGCAGCCTGGCCACCAACAAGCCCTTCGACAATTTGCGCCTCGCCGTCCAGATGCAAGGCGAACTGCAGCTCAGCCTGATCGAGCAGTTCATGACGCAGCAAAAAAGCTTCCGCATCACAACCGAACGCGGCACGCCCGACTTCATCCAGGTCAATGACGGCCTGCCGGAAAACGACATCACCCGCACCAAGGCTGACTACATCATCTCCGAAGCCGATTGGCGCGCCACCATGCGCCAGGCCGCCAGCGAGCAACTGATGGAGATGATCGGCAAGATGCCGCCACAAGTGGGCATGCTGCTCCTGGACCTGGCTATCGAGAGCATGGACCTGCCCAACCGGGAAGAGATCGCCAAGCGCATCCGCGCCACGACCGGCATGAAAGATCCCGACCATCCAGAGCCAACGCCGGAAGAGCAGCAACAGGCGCAGGCCCAGGCCAAGCAGGCCCAGGCGCAGGAAGCCATGTTCATGGCCGAGCTTTCCGGCAAGCAGGCCGACGCTGACCTCAAGGTGGCCAACGCCAAGCGTGCCTTGGCAGCCGCCGAGCGCGAGCAGGGCCTGGCCATCAAGGACCGGGTGGACGCCACCAACACCGCCATGACAGCGGCCCAGATGGTGATTGCCATGCCCACGACAGCCAAGGTTGCCGATGGCATTCTGCAAGAAGCCGGCTGGCGCGACTTCACCGCAAGCGCGGTGTCAGGCGGATTGCCGCCCATGCCCATGCAGCAACAGGCCCCGCAGCCCATGCCGCAAGAGGCCATGCCGACAGAGCAGCAGCCAGCGCAGCCAGAACAGCAGCCCATGCCGCAAGATATGCAGCAAGGCACGCCGCCTGAAGCCATGCCGCCTGGGAACATGCAGCCGTGACCATGGCTGAAGCACATACAATCGAACAAACGCCGCATGGTGCGGCAATCAAATGGAGTATCTGAACATGGCAAAAGAGATTGACGACGGACTGACCGAAGAAGAGCGCGCGGCACTATCGGAAGACGAGGGCGAAGGCACCGAGGCCCCCCAGATATTGCTGGATTTCCCAGAGGATGCCGGCACGGACGCCGAGACGACCGCCGCAAGCGTTGTCCAGGAAGCAGCCGAGCCCGTCGCTGAGGCAAAGCCCATCCTGGTATCGCCTCCGCCGGAGGACGCCGAGGCCAAGCTCAAGGACATCGTCGACCGAAAAGAAGCCCTGCTCGCCCAGTTCGACGAAGGTGACATCACCACCCGCGAGTACCAGGGCCAGCTCGATGCGCTGGCAAAGGAAGAGCGATCGATCGAGCGGGCGCAGGACCGGGCCGAGCTCGCCGCCCAGATGGAACAGCAGCGCCTGCAGAACGACTGGACCGCGACCTGCAACACGTTTGTGGAAAGTCACCCGGTCTACAAGGACAATGCCCGCCTCTATAAGGCGTTGGATGCAGAGGTGCGCGACCTAGCCGCAAGGTCCGATACCGCCTCATGGACCGGCCAGAAGTTCCTCGACGAGGCGCACAAGGCGCTGAAGGCGTCGTTCGGCTTTCAGGAAACCGGGGTAACCAAGGCCAAGAGCCAGTCCACCACGCGCGACCTGCCGCCCAACCTGGCCAAGGTGCCGGCCGCAAACCTGGAGGACACCAACGGTGGGCGCTTTGCCGTGCTGGACCGCATGGCCAACAGCGACCCGGTCGGCTACGAAGAGACATTGAACAAGATGTCCGAGTCCGAGCGCACGGCCTACCTCAACGCGTGATCACCAGGGGG